TCTCGTCGAGCATCTTTGGTTTTGGCTTGTCGTAGAACGGATTGAACTCGTGAGGCTGGTAAGGCTCCCGCCTCTTCTTGGGATCCCGGTGAATCGAGTAGTGCTGTGCTACGACGGTTGAGGTGTGACCCCACGCTTCCTTTTGCTTTGCTGTTGCTGCCCAGACGAGGCCGCGGAGCGTCCATTCTCCGGGGTGGACTCCGATGACGCCGGCAAGCTCGTAGCAGAGCTGGTAGAGGTCAAGAGGTTCTCGATCACGAGGTCCATCTCCTTCTCCATGTGATGCACCCTCGACTGCATCGTCTCCACCACCATCGCGTCGGCCTGCCTCGCCTTGTCGAGAGCCATCTGGAGCGCTGGCCTCAGATCCTTCCGGCAAAAAAAAACCACTTCGTCTAGCAGGGCGTTGCTGGCCTCGTGCAGCGTGTCGGCATTGAACCCGTCTGCAAACTGCTCCGGAGTGAGGCCACGCGACTCGACCTGGTCCTGACACATCGCGTAGAGAACGCGGCCGAGCGTGAAGACGTTGTTGATTTCTTTGAGGCAGTTTTGCGTAGTGGGGAGGTCGAGCATGTCCACGCCCGTTAGCGTCTTGGCACGCTCAAAAGCCCCGAGGCTTCCGCGAATGCTCCACAGCCGACCCTCAGTGTCCGTAAACGCCTTCATTAGTTCGCCTTAGTGGCCCCACTGCCTAAGAGTAAATCTGGCAACCACCGCGTCGTCGATGCTTTCGTCGGCCGAGATTTCGTGAATCGTGAACTGTGCCAAAACCGGCATCAGCCCATTCTGCGTTGTCACCTCAATAGGGGTATCTGAAAACTCGGCGGATCGGAGAACTGCGACATCCTGCGGATCAAAGACCTCGACCTCCACCTCATACGTTCGATGAATGACCACCGACGATCTGCATAAGTGCCCGTAGCCCGTGGCGTCCACCTCATTGGTGGTACGCCTCACGCCTACGTCACGCACGCTTTCAAGCGTGAAACCGTTGACCCTAAATACGCACTCGCGGCCGAGGACAAACTTTTCAGTGGGCACGGCTCACCTTTTGCGACGAGCGGATCACCCAGCGGTCTTGCGGAGGTTGACCGTCCACTCGACCGCGTTGTCCAAATCCTGCGACTCAGAGATGCTCATAACCTGGAATACGCCAGTCGGGCTCACGAATGGGCCGGTCGGCGACAGCGTGCAGGTGATCGTGCCGGTCGCCCCAAGCCCCGGAATGTCATGGTCGAGCACCGTTACGTCAATCGTCGTGTTTTTGCGAACAAAAGCGAACTCCTGCTCGTCACCGCTTCCGCGGGTGGTGACATCAGTCTCAGCCGCGGTCTCGCGATTCACCGAGACGGTTTTCACGTCCTTGTTGGCGATGCCGTTCGAGAACGTGAATGTGCCATCTTTGCCGAGGTAGTAGGTGTGGGCAGTAGCCATTTTGTCGCTAGCTCCTGATGCAATGCGGTTAGGTTAGTGTACCTATACGCCAGTATACCTGTAAACCTACGATCCCCTGATGAACGTCCCCCGGCCAGACTGCGACGCGCTAAACTGACCGCCGAACGCTTTGGCGAGGTCGCCATTGGCGACGGCACGCATGAGTGCCGGGTACATGTAGGGCCGTTCCGGATACCTCACCACCCGCCGCTGCGACGTGGCCTGCCACATCGCCCCATTGACCGGACGGCTTCCTGGAGCACCAGTCCTGGTGATGACCTGGCCGCCAGGATAGCGGTTGCGAAATACCCACACGGATAGGGTTTGCGTGCCCCCGAACTCGTGCAAATAGGGCAGCATCTTGCCCTTCTTGCTTGGGCCGACGACGGCCGACCTGGTCTGTGCGTCGAAGTAGTTCCAGAGGTTTCGACGGAAGCCGAGCATGTGCGAGTAAGGGACGTGCGTGTGCGGAGGTGTGCCCGGAGGTGACGGCGGCCTCGTCTGTATTTCCATCACTCTGGTCTCGATCGCACGGCGAGTCCGGTTGTTCGTCCCCGGCCTGTTCGCCAGCTCTCTCAGTCCCACGCCAGGGTTGTCCTTCATGATTTTCAGCCTCGGCCTGGCAGACCCCATCTTGCGAATCGACCTCCTGGCATAGTCCTTGATTCGCAGCGACCCCCTTGAGAGGGCTTTGTATTCCATCGCACTCAGCGCCGACTTCACTGCCGCCCGGTCAAAGAACATGCTGGTGCTGACCCGCAGCGAAACGCTTGGGATTTGGAATCCGCCGCCCATGGCTGCGGCAAACGGGTTTCCGCCCATCGGGAAAAATGCCATGACTATACCCCGTCGTTCTGTCGTGGAACTCGGTACGCAACCTCGATTTGAGCCGTGAAAATGCGACTGTCGTTCAACGCATCACGGTCAAACATTGTCTGAAACGACGACGAGTAGTATTTCGCGTTTTCCGGCATGATCTTGGCCGAGATTGTTTCGCCGCGGATCACGTCGATTATTTCTTCGCACAGCCGCATGAGCGGATCGACTTGCCCATTGCTGCCGTCGGTCGCCTTGGCGACGATCACCATGATCGAGTGGGTGAATAAGTCCTGGCCTCGCGAAACCCTCTCGGTCTCGGCCGGCCCCGGAACCACAGAGACACGAAGCTCTTGCAGGTCCGGCCGGTCGTAGTCCGGCACATACTTCCGTGACGCAACGAACGGCACCGAGAAAATGTGCGATGTCAGTGCGGTGGCGAGCGAGTCTGCGATTTCTACGGCGACTGACATTGTTATTCGGCCTTGGGGCCGTCCTCCGATTCCATTGTCTCTAGTATGCGGACGTTTTTCTTGAGTCTCTCGTCATTCGGGTTTCGGCTGACCGCTTCCCTGGCGTGCAGCAAAGCCTCGCTGTAGCGACCCATCTGCATGGCAGCGGAGCACGCTAGATCGGGGACGGCATCCGAGTAGGCCGCCGGATCGCTCGCGTGCGAACGGTTTTCGTCGGAGCAGTTGAGGGCTTGCCGTGCCCAGTAAAGCGTGCCGACCGGATCCCCCTTCGCCCACGCCAGCCCAGCGACGTGGAAAAAAGCCTCCGGCTCCAGCGGGCTCTCCAGCATGGACCCGAGGATATGCAGCTCCCCACGCTTCCCGTCCCGGCGAGACAGCGCCCGGCGGGCGTAGGATCGCTCGTTGGGAGCCCCTCCCGGCATGGCAAGGTATTTCGCAAACTCATCCACGCACGCCGGATCGTCGGCGTAGTCCATTTCGCGGGCGAGATACCACTGCATCCGGGCGTCGGTCGGATTCTCGCGGACGGCTTGCCGCAGCAGCGTCAGGTCGGTTTTGTGGACCTTGCCGGGTTGCCGGTGATGGCGGATCACTACGCCGTCGGACACCGTCTGCACTTCCTCACCGTCCCACCGCACCAGCCCCTCGTGCGTCGCACCGGTCCACCGGTAGCCCGTGCGGGTGTGAATGCGGTCGCACCGAAACCGGACCTCGTGCGACCACCAGTACCAGTAGCGGAGTTTGGTGGTCTCCGGCTTCCAATCACGCTCTAGGGCTTCCCGCCAGCCGGGGTCGATGGCTTCGTCGAGGTCCAGCCGGATCACCACGTCGGCGTCGGCCGGGGCGTGCATCAGCGAAAGGTTGTGGGCGTCGTCCCACCGCCACGGGATCGGAGACCCGCGGGCCACGGTCACGCCAGCGGCCTCGAGCAGCTCCACCGTGTTGTCGGTGGAGCCGGTGTCGGTGACCACGCGAACGTCGGCCTCCCGGCACGACGATTCCCACCGCTCGACGTTGGCGGCTTCGTTGCGGGCGAGGGCGTAGATGGCGACTTTCATGTAAGGATCGCCCCCTTCCGAAGCCCGTCATCGAAATACTCCACCGCCCTAGCTTGCTCCTTGGCGAACGTCTCGACCGCCGCCCTCACCTCCCGGTTGTCGCAGTCGTCGGCGAGGATCACCCGGCTGCCGGCCACCAGCCGGAGGTCGGCCAGTGCCCCGGCGTAGGAGTGGTCGCCGTCGACGTGAGCGAAGTCTGCCGGCGGCAGCGACTTGATCGCGTGGGAGTCCACCACGACCAGGTCGGCGTCGATCTGGTGCTTCGCCACCAGCCGCCGCCAGTGGGCGAGGCAGTCGTAGGAGTCGGCGTCCATCGCCCCGTCGATGCAGAGGTAGTGGGCACCGGGGGCCGCGGCCTCAAACGTCAAGAGCGAGTAGCCGCAGCGGGTGCCGATCTCGATCACGCTGGCCGGCTTGTAGCGGCGAAAAACCTCGCCCTTCATCGCGTAGTGGAAAATCACCCGACTGTCGCAGCCGAACCAATCGTCTTCCCGCCAGTTGCTTTCCAGCAGTTTGCGGACGGAGTCGGTCCATGCCACCGATGCTGTCACTCCCATGCGTCACCCATGATGTTGAGTACGTCGGCGATCGGAACGTAGGCCAGCCACGCCTCGGCGTCCCGCACGCCGAACGATGCCACGAGCGTGTCCTGGCCGCTGACCGCGAGGCCGGCGGCGAACTCGATGCTGCGGGTTTCTCGGAACGCGAACGGCTGGGATACCCGCGTGATCCGCCAGTCGGCACCCTCGTCGAACATGACGAACCGGTGTTCGTAGACCCGCCGGCCGCCGGAGACGGCCACCTCGTGGACGATCGCCCACCACAGACCAGGAGCCCATGGGTGCTCGACGAGCTGCGAGCCGCCGCGGAACCCGCGGGCCACCAGCGGAGCCTCGGCGTGTGCCGTCACAGTCCAATCGTCGCCGCACTCATTGACGATGCACGTCCGGCCTTCGTGGCTGCACGAATACAGCCACTCCCTCCGGCCGGTGATCGGCATCCAGTTTTTTTCGTGCCGGCCGCTCACGGTGTCGTGGCAGCGGAGGTCTTGGATCCGGTCGAAGGTCTCCAGCTTCCCGACGCCGATACGGCAAGTCCCATCGCGGTCCGCCCAGTTGCGGATCGTGGCCGACGCGATCAGCTCGCCTTCTACGGAGTTGAGCCGCACGTCCTCGAGCCCGGTCACCGCGAACCCGCTGGCTTCGTAGTCTGCGGCCCAATAGCGTGCGTGCCCGTCGCCTGGTTCGACGAGGCAGTTGAACGTGCGGATCGCTTCGCGGTCCTCCGGCGGAATGACGTAGCGACCGTTTTCGTCGAT